GCGAGAGCTGGTAGGATACCTGCTCAGCGCTGATCACGACGCGGCCGCTCATCGGCTTTGTGATCTTGTATATGCGGAAGAGCTGCTCGGACGCCCCATCGGACGGGATGACCTTCAGCAGCGCGGAGTGCGTGATGTCGGAAAAATGAACGCCGTCGACGGGATACTCCATCTCCAGCTCGTACTGGCCGTTGCGCTCTTCTGTCACGACGCAGCGGATGGCGTCCGGCAGAGAGCCGAGGCCGTTTGAAAGAAAATTCGATTCGGTTGGACTGTATAATACAGGGATCATATCGTAAACCACCTCGGAAGGATTTCCAGTCTTGTGATGCCGCTGATTGTGATGTTGTTCTTGCCCGCCTCGATCTTCGGGAAATCGTTCGAGAGCAGCCGGATGTTCCCGTTGCAGTTGGTCGCACCCTTGAATGCGTCCTGAATGTCGCAGTCGATGTCCGTGTATCCGTCCGCTGCTGTGATCTCCATTCCGTAGGAGCCGATGTAGAAGGTCCCGACTCCATATGCCCGGATCAGAGGAGCTGCAGCGTAGAGCGTCGGATTGATGATCGCCATGTCCTGCGTGATCTCGACGGTCTCTTCTCCGCTCTTTAAGAAGCGTTGCGGTTTGCAGTTGAATACGATGTCAAAGTGCCCGTACCGGTTGATTGCGCCCACCTCCGGCGCCAGCGGCCCCTCATAGCTGGCCAGCCGGTACTCGTCCGGATGATAGGTGTCCTCCAGGCGATGGTATCCGCTCTGCGAGAGCATGAACGCCTTGAACGCGTCGAAGTTCTCCGCAAAGTCCTGCGAGATGAATGCCGGATATGTGATCGTCAGGTTCTCGTATCTGCCGTTGTCGAAAAGCAGCACACCGTTCCGGCCTGGAACGGCGACTGCCTCCGTGTCTCTTTTCGGCGCGTCAAAGGTGCCGCTCCCGGAGATATACACACCGAAGTCCTTTGAATCGCGTCCGTTGAATGTTAAGTAAGTCATGCGAACACGGCCTCCTTCTTCGTTATTTCCGCGTCGATCCGGCGCATGACGATGTCTGCGAGCTCATTCACATCCTGCCCCTGTGCTCCGTAGACATTGATCGTCGTCCCGCCGTAGTTCATGGTCGTACTGTTGGCCGTTGGCCTTGCGATGTCCGCTGCCACTCCTGTGATGGCCATCTGCACCCGTGCGCGCCCGGCTTCGATCTGCTGCGCCATCTGGTTCATCATGTCCGGCATCCAGGTGTTAAAGTTGGAGAGCGGGCCCTTGTCCGGTTCGGAAAAATGCAGGAAGTCGCGGATCGTCTCTCCGACGCCCGTGACCGCATCCTTCACCCACTGGATCCCCGCCGTGATCCCGTCCGCGATGTTCTTTATGATGTCCTTGCCCCAGGTCAGAGCGCTCTCTTTGAGGCTCGTAAATTTCTCGGAAAATTTGTCCCAGATCTCGCCCAGCTTTCCATCCGTCAGCGTGTTCAGGATGCTAAAGCCGTCTTTGTAGTAGTCCTTGATGGCCGTCCAGCCTGCCGCGACGATGCCCTTGATCCCGCCGCCGTTTTCTTCGAACGCATTTTTTATTTTGCCGAGCCGCTCGGAAGCGTGCTCTTTTATTTTGTCAAGCGCTCCGCTTGCGGTCTCCTTGATGCTGGTCCATTTTTCAGAAGCGGCCGTTTTCATATTTTCCAATTTTTCGGAGACGCCGCTCTTGATGCCTTCCCACTTCTCGACGACTTTGTCCTTGAGGTTTCCGGTCCATTCTTTGATATTGCCCCAAACCTCCTGAACCTTCTCTCCGACCTTTCCGGCCCATTCGCAGATCTTGTCCCAGTTCTTGTAAATGAGAACGCCTGCTGCCACCACTGCGCCAGCGATCAGGATGAACGGAAGGAACGGCGCTACAATGCCTGCTGCCGCCGATATGAATCCGGTGATCGCCGGGACCATCGTTCCGGTGATGAAGGTAGCCACCGTACTAAACCCGGTCACGACGGTCGGCAGGAACTGGGCCAGCTTCCCGCCGACCTTGATCACGGTTCCGACTCCCTGCGTCAGCTTTCCACCGACTGTGAGAACTGGTCCGATCGCCGCAACCACGGCCGCGATCTTAATGATCAGCTTCTTGTCTTCTTCATCCAGTGCCGCGAACTTCTCCACGAGGCCTTGTACGAAGTCAACCCCCTTCTGCACATACGGCATCAGCTGCTCCCCGAAGGACAGCGCCAGATTTGTCACACTCTCCTTTAGCTGGTGGATCTGTGCCGCCATGGTCTCGTAGCGCTTCCTGGCTTCCTCTGAGAGCGCGGTGTTTTCCTTGTACGCATCGGACGCCAGGCCCACGGCTCCGGCCAGCGTATCGGATGCCAGTGCGAGGGACTGGAGCATGTTGCTCTGCCGGATGCCCTTCATTCCCATCTCGTCCAGAACGGCGAAGACATTGTTGCCCTCTTCCTTGATCCCGGCGAGGCCGCCGATGAACTGCTGCAGAGCGTCCACCGGATTTGCTTCCCATTTCGCCGCGAAATCTTCCGCCGTGGTTCCTGCCACACCCGCGATCGTCTCCAGATCCTCCGTGAAGCCGTCCTTGAAGTCAAAGACCGCGTTGCTGATGCTGGTCAGCGTCTGCGTCATAGCCGTACCACCGGCTTCCGCTTCGATTCCTACGGAGCTCATGGCTGTGGACAGCGCGAGGATGTCCGTCTCGCTCATGCCCGCGATCGTACCCGCGGACGCCAGGCGCGTCGACATGGCCACGATCTCGGATTCAGAGGTTGCGAAGTTGTTGCCCAGCGCGACGATCGCCGAGCCCAGCCGGTCCACATTCTGATTCCCGGAGCCGGTGATGTTCGTGAACCTTGCCAGAGCAGTCGCAGCTTCTTCTGCGGAGAGGTTCGTCGTGTCGCCGAGCATTACCATCGTCTTCGTGAAGCCAGTCACATCATCCGCAGCAACGCCCAGCTGTCCTGCGGCCTCCATGACGCCCGCGATCTCCTCCTTGCTGGAGGTCGTACTGCTCGCCAGATCCTTCACGGCCTGCTCGAGCTCTTTGTACTTCTCCGGGGAAGCGTCCACGGTCTTCATGACGCCGGTGAACGCGGACTCGAAGTCCACGCTCTCCTTGATGGCCGCGCCGAATGCGCCCACGATCGGCGTCGTGACATTGCGCGTCATCTTCTTCCCGAAGTCCGCCATGTTCTTCCCGACATCGCCGATCTTGCTCCCGATGGACTCCATCTTCTGGCCGACGAGTTCGAGCTTTGATGGAAGATTTTCCAGCTCCCGGTTCATCGCGTTCAGGTCGGCCTGCGCGGTGTTGAGCGCTTCCTGCCACTTCTTCGTCTCCACGGCATTCTCGCCGTACTTCGACTTGGACTTCTCGAGCATATCCGCCAGTGCTTCCACGCGGTCTTTCTGGTTCTCGATCTGCTCGCTTAAGAGCTTGCGCATCTCGGAGTTTTGTTTGAGGGACTGCCCTTCATCGTCAAACGACGATTTGAGCAGGTCCATCTCTGTCTTTAGGAGCTTGGACTGCTCAATGATCGCTTTCAGCTGGTCTCTGTATTCTTTCTCGCCATCTATTCCAATTTTTGGGCCGATATTTACTGCCATTTTCTCTACCTCAGATTGAGCGCCTCATCGAAGCCCATCTTCTTTTTCTTCTTCTGGATTGCCGTGCCGTTATATACAGCAAGGCAGGAGATCATATCCACGAAAACTCCGTATTTTTCATTCAGGATCTCCTGCCTCGTCATGCCCATTTGATGGCCGTAGAAGTAGATCCACGGCTCACTCAGCTCTGTTTCTTCGGCTCTTTTTTTGTTTTTTTTCCTGCGGCTTCCGTCTGGATCTCGGTCTTGTTGCCGCCAGCGAACGCTGCGACCAGCTCATCCTCCAGGCGCTCCTCTTCCTCGCTGCTCATGTCGAGGATCAGGTTCTTGTCGAGCACTTCGTCCGGATTGAACGTGGTTCCGTTCTCCTGTGCCTCGCGGAGCAGGTAGGCGCGGTTCATCTCGACCGCCATGGTTTGGACGAGCGCCAGGCTCTCCACCTGGTCGCCCTTCTTGAAGATATTCCCGAGCTCGGCCATGTTATGGCCGGGCAAGGTTTTGGCAATCGCCAGCCTTGCCCGTACCGAATAGAAAAACTTGTACTCTTTGCCGTTAATAATCATCTCATTCACCTCATGCCTGAATGTTTCCCTCCTTAGGAGGCCGTCACGATGACGGTGTAAGTCTTGGTTGCGGTTCCGCTGGTGACCACGATCTCGAGCGTGTTCTCACCGGAGTCCCAGGTTGCGGCCGTCCCGTTCGTGAACGGATCGCCGTTCAGCGTAAGGGCTGCGGTGTCGCCTTCTTTCAGCGCTGCAGTCACCACATCGGACGCATTCGCCGTCTCCACTTCATAGGCCGTCACGTAAGGATTGAATGCGGGCGCCAGAGCGTTCAGACCGATCGTCAGAGCGTTCAGGAGTGCCTCGCCTGCCGGTGCGCTGTAGTTCAGCTTTGCCTGGAGCGCTGCCTCCGCAGCTGCCTCGTTCGGGAAGTCTGCGCCGATCAGCTTCCAGTTGTGGTTCGGCGAGTCGTCACGCATGAGCGTCGTGGTCAGGCTGGTCGTCTGCCAGTCGATCTCGTCTTCCTGCGTCGCGAACTCGTTCTGCGGCAGATTGAACTTCGTCTTCGGAAGGATGATCGGGACGAAGGTCACGACACCCTCGCTCTGATAGCGCACGATGAATCCGAGCGCCACGTCCGGGATGTTGGAGCTGTCGCCGACTCCGGTCCAGCCATCGGATCCTGCTGCGGGCAGTCCGAAGATGAAGCGCTCCGCCGCGGTGAAAAGTCCGTCCACCGCGAGCTCTGCGGTTCCGCCGGTGAAAACGCCAGCTGCGGATTCTGCGAGCTGGTTGTCGGCGTAGAAGTTGTTGTCATCCGAGGATTCCGGATTGAGGTTGACGCTGACGCCTCTCGCAAGGACCCTTGCGTCAGAGTAGATGACCTCGTTCCCGGAAACAGAATATTTTGCAACGTAAGGCTTCGAAAAACCTGTCGCAACTCTTCCTGCTACACTCATTTAATTAACCTCCTGCAATTTGCTTTATTCCCGAGTCGATCTTGGCCATCATGGCCGCCTCCGCTTCGGATTTACAATTTCTTGTGGTTCTGTCTACAAACGGATACTTCGGAGCGAAGGAAGTTCCTGAGTTGATGGACCGGGCGATCAATGCGTTCGGCTGTCCGTTCGGATATGTCTTCGTTACGTGCTTGTTGTATCCGTCGAATCCCAGCTTGACGTTCAGATAGCCGTTCTCGTTTTTCAGCCTGGCAATTCCGAATCCGTCCTTGAGGCCCTGTCTCTGGTCCTCATATACGCCGCTCGAGGATCCCTTCTCCCTGGAGGGAATGGTGTCGATCGCACGGCTTACTTCGTCCGCCACGATCTTCGCGCCCTCGTAGATTGCTTCACCTATGAGCTCGTCTGTTCTGAATTCCAGATTGCCGAGCATGGCCAGATACTGCTCCATGCCCTTCCCTACATAAAACTTCGCCATCACTCACCTCAGCTCAAAGTCCCATTCGTAGTGGATCAGGTTCGTCTCTTCCTCGTACTGCACCGAGTTAAGAGACCATGCACATTTTTCGAGTCCTTCCAGGCCTTCCTGTATCCGGTCGGCCATCGGATCGTACTCCTGCTTCGTGAACAGATCGATCGTTCCATGGATTCCCTGGCGCTGCTTTTTGTTGTCGGCGTGGAAGGAGCCCTCCTCGGTATCTTCTGCCCAGATGATGTATCTGGATTTCTTGACTTCCCGGAAGTAGTGGTAGGTGTCCGGCGTGATGGCCACCAGCATCTCCTTAATTCCCTGAAGTCTCTCCTGCATCGATGTCATAGAAGTCCTCCAATCTCGCCAGCGTCAGGTCAGAGACCTTGAGGCCATCCTCGTCGAGCATGTGCTGCACATTATCGATCCGGAATTGCTCCCCCTCGATGATGGCAATCATGCCGGTTCGGATCTTGCGGTCCTGCCAGACGCGGATCAGCATGTCGATCTGCTCGTTGACGCCCTTGGCGGCGTATTGCCGGCCGTAGCCGACAACGCGCTCACCAAAAAAGCAGTCCGTGTACTTCACCAGCCTCTTGGCCGGCATATCTCCCGGCGTAGCGATGTCTTCCAGCTTGTAGATTCCGACAAGTCCATCGTCAAAAGTCATTCAGTCCTCGCTTTCTGAGAGAAGATCTTGTTGTTGAGCGAATACCGGAGCATCCTCGGCATGGACGGATTGTCCTCTGCTCTTTTCCGGAAGAGCCAGGCCGCATACATCACGACCAGATTCGCATCCTGAATGTCTGCGATCTCGGTGAACTCTCCGGAGGTCTGATCGACCGTCGCGTCCAGAACCGCGCCCTCTTCCCTGATTGCCTTGAAGCCAGCCTGTAACAGCTGGCCCAGGTAGGTGTCCTGCGCGGTCTGCGCGGAAGTCATGCTCAGATTTGCTTTAAGGATTGATAGTACATCCGCCTGCGTCATGTTCTACTCCTTATTCTTTCGTCACGGTCACGGTGTAGGTCGTTGCGGTAGTTCCTTCTGCGGATGCTACCACGGTCACGATGTTCTCACCGGTCTCCCATGTCGCGCTCTGTTCGTTCTCGAGTGTGCTGCCGTTCACAGTGATCGCGATGGAAACGCCCCCATCCGCTGTCGCGGTGATCTTGTTGGACGCGTTCGAAGTCGTCACGGCATACTCGGTCACATCTGCGTCGAAGGTCGGCGTCAGTGTCAGCGATCCGATAGTGAGTCCGGTCAGCTTGGATGCCTCCGGCTCGGTGTAGGTCACCGTCACGGTATAGGTGGCCGTCTCGCTTCCGCTCTTGACCTTAATGGTCAGAGTGTTCTCGCCTTCGGTCCACTCTGCATCTCCGCCGTTCTCCACCTCGTCCTCTCCGTTCAGGATCTGGACGGACATGTACTTCATCGGAGTCGTCGCTGTCACTTTGTCTTTTGCATTGATGGTTGCGGCTGTATACGCCTTTGTCGATGAATTAAACTCCGGCGCAAGCTCCAGCGATCCTATCGTCAGCCCCGACAGGATCGGCGTTAAGGGTTTGCAGAATCCTCCGCGAAGGTGATGCCGGAGGTGGAAACAGTTCCGCCTGCGATGTCCATCGCTACGAATGCCTCCGCGATCACAGGGCGGCCATCGTAGCGCGCGGTGCCCTTGAAGACGGTGTTGTCCTGGATGAACTGTGCATGCTCGGATCTCTCGACGTTTGCACCCTCACGCTCTGCCAGCAGGTACAGGTCGAAGTAGCCTCCGATGATGACATTTGCGGGAACGAAGTCAAGGACTTCGATGTCACCACCCAGGACGGGCATGGTGCCGTTGACACCGGCAACGACCGCACCGGCTGCATTTACGGACAGGCTCTCTGCGAGGAGCTTCGTGTAGGTCGCATCGTTCATGACCCAGGTCTTCGCGCCGCGGCTGTACTTTCCGTTTGCTGCGCCTGCGTTCGTCACGATCGCCTTGAACAGATTAACGCCGGACTGTCCGGAGATGGACTTCACGTTGGTCACGTGCAGGTCCACCCAGGGGATGGTGGTGGAAGGATCGGAAGGATCCGTAGTCTGCAGCAGACGGGGAACGATGCCCTTGGGCATCTTTACGCCGGTGCCGTAGAGGATCGCCTTGTCGAGCGCGTATCCGATGGCCTGGCCGAGCATGGTGATGACCTCGCTTGCCAGATTGATGTCGGAATCCTCGAGCAGCGCATTGCAGACGGGGATATAGCCGCCGACCTTGTAGCCGTCCACTTCGGCATTCATGAAGCCGATGTTCAGCTCGTTCAGGTTTGCGCACATCTCGGTCCATACTGCCTCAGGAATCGCACCTGCGACGACCTGGCGGGCCTTGCCTGCGACTCTGATCAGGCGGATGTGGCGGATGAGCTTG